ACTGAGGTGACGATAAGAGACAAGGAATCTGGCAAGATTCAAACGATAAGGATAGATAAACTATGTGAGTTGATGAAATATGAAATATTGACATCAACAGGTTGGTCTGACTTTCAGGGTGTAAAGAAAACCGAAAGAGTTGGTAGTATTATAATCACAACGAACTCATGTAAAACTTTAGAGACCACACCAGATCATCAGGTTTATACTCCCTACGGATTTATGTCTGTTGATGTATTGAATGAGGGGGATAAAATATTCACCAAAGACGGGTATGAGGTTATCCATAATATAGTCGAAGATAAGTTTTGCACTAAGAATTTTTATGATGTTTTGGAGGTAGAGAAGGATCACTCATACTTCACCAATGGTATATTATCTCATAACTGTGAATTCCTCGGCAGCTCTGGAACTCTTATAAGCGGCAATAAACTCAAGTGTCTTGTTCCAAGAACCCCAGTAAAAGAACAACACGGCCTGGCTATATACGAACATCCCGATAAGGAAAAAACGTATACCATTATAGCAGATGTATCAAGAGGAAAGGGGCTTGATTATTCAGCGTTCCAAGTAATTGATGTATCATCTATGCCTTATAAACAGGTTGCTGTGTACCGAGACAATATGATAACTCCAGTTGAATATGCCGAAGTTCTGAATCGGGTTGGAAAGTACTATAACGAGTGTGTGATACTTATTGAAATAAATGATGGAGTGGGGGAGCAGATATCAGATCTCCTACATATGGACTTTGAATATGAGAACATTCTATTCACCGAGAGTTCGGGTAGGTCTGGAAAGAGAATATCCACAGGATTTGGTGGAAAGAATATTGATAAGGGGGTTCGAACAACAAAATCAGTAAAGGCGTCGGGATGTTCGATGTTGAAACTTCTTATCGAACAAGAGCAGCTCATTATAAACGATTTTGATACTATTCAGGAACTATCAACCTTCTCCCGAAAGGGAACATCATATGAGGCAGAGTCTGGAAAACACGACGACCTTGTTATGTGTCTGGTTCTCTTTGGGTGGCTCAGTGATCAGAGATACTTCAAGGAGATAACCGACATCAATACACTGGCCCAATTGAGAAACAAGACAGACATGGAGTTGATGGAGGAACTGGTTCCATTCGGTCACATAGATGATGGTACTGATTCTGCAATTAGTCAGGATAGGAGTGTGAGATACTTTGAGGATCAGGATGCCGGAACGGGATATAGAGATACATACAGTAACTTGTATTGATATAATGGGTTATGTGTATAAAACATATATATACATAGTGAGGTTCGTGGAATTATAAATACTTGTAATGATATAGATACAAAAGACTATCATCAACAAAATTCACACTTACACTATAACAAATAAAAGGAGATAAACATGGGATTTCAAGTATCACCGGGTGTGGTAACTTCAGAAATTGACCTAACTACTACCGTTGGAAAGGGCATCTCAACATCAGTTGGTGCTATTGCTGGTAACTTCGAATGGGGTCCAGTAAACGAAAGAACTCTTGTGAGTTCAGAGGTAGAGTTGGTTGACATCTTTGGGAAGCCAACATCAGACACATACAAGGACTTCTTCTCGGCTTCAAACTTCCTTGGTTATGCAACTGCACTTTGGGTTGTTAGGATTGGAGACGCAAACAATGAAGTAAATCTAAGCGCAGTATCGGGCAACACCGCAATAAGAGTAGACAACAACGACGATTACGACGTGACACCAAAAGTAGAAGCAAACGGTGACTGGATTGGAAGATATCCTGGTGTAAAGGGTAACTCCCTTGCTGTTGCTGTATGTGATAGTACAGTAACCATCACCTCAAACATCGCTGTATCAGGTAACACTGCTGGAACATGGGATGACTACTTCGATTCAGTGCCTAGTACATCTGCTCATGCAGAAGCAAAGGGTGGATCACTTGACGAAATGCACATCCTTGTTATCGATGAAGATGGTGCTTTCTCTGGTACAAAGGGTACTATCCTTGAGAAGTATGCATACATTTCAAAAGCTCCGGGAGCAAAAAGCGAAGATGGAACAAACAACTACTATGGAGATGTTATCAATTCATCTTCTAGCTATGTACGAGTTGGTGGAAGTTATGTTCTCAACTCTAACACATCAGGAACAATTGCATCCACTTGGGCAGCTGCAGGATCCGAGGTTGCTTCATTGGCGCTTGGAACCGATATTGATACCGCATCAAATGACGATGAGTACACAGCTGGATATGATCTTTTTGCTAATGCAGAAGAAGTAGATGTCGCTCTCATTGTTACTGGCGCAGTATCATCAACTGTTTCCCAGTCTTGCATCGACATGGCAACAAATAGAAAGGACTGCGTTGCATTCATTTCACCTTCTTATTCTATTGTCCAGCCAGGTCAGACTGGATCAGCAATCGCTGTAGCAGTCGCTGCATATAAGAATGCACTAAACCGATCAAGTTCTTACTATGTAATGGACTCGGGTTGGAAGTATCAGTATGATAAGTACAATGATGTATACCGTTGGATTCCTCTCAATAGTGATGTAGCTGGTCTTTGCGCAAGAACCGATTCCTCAAGAGATCCTTGGTGGTCACCTGCTGGATTCAACCGTGGTAATATCCAGAAAATTGTAAAACTAGCTTGGAATCCAAGTCAGGCACAACGAGACCTTATTTACAAGGCTGGTGTAAACCCAGTTTGTTCATTCCCCGGTGAAGGAACCATCCTTTACGGCGACAAAACAGGTCTTGCAAAACCATCAGCGTTTGATAGAATCAACGTTCGTAGGTTGTTCATTGTACTTGAGAAGGCGATTGCAACTGCTGGTAAATACAGCTTGTTTGAGTTCAACGATGAATTCACAAGAGCCCAATTTAAAACAATGGTTGAGCCATTCCTAAGAGAGGTTAAGGGACGACGTGGTATCTATGACTTCCAGGTGGTGTGCGACGAATCGAACAATACACCTCAAGTCATTGACAACAATGAGTTCCGAGGCGACATATACATAAAACCTGCTAAGTCAATCAACTACATCCAGCTAAATTTCGTGGCTGTCCGTAGTGGTGTTGAGTTCGGTGAAGTGATTGGAAAGTTCTAAACAAAAAAGGGGACGGAGTTTTTCCTGTCCCCCTTTTAACAAAAAGATATAACAAAAAAACAAATAATAGGAGAAAAAATGGCATTTAGCGTAGATACTTTCCGTTCAGAGATGTCTGGCGGTGGTGCTCGTCCAAGTCTATTTGATATTGTGCTAACCGCTCCTGCTTGGGTTGGATTTCCAAGCAGCCAATTTCCATTCAAGGCTAAAGCGTCTTCAATTCCTGCTTCTACTATTGAGGCAAAAGAAGTTGCATACTTTGGTCACATGGTAAAATTCGCGGGCGACAGAACATTTGATGACTGGACAGTTACCGTTTATAACGACGAGGATTTCGCAATCCGTGACGCATTTGAGCGTTGGCTTGATGGTATGGATAGGCATTCTCAGGATGGCTCGGTTCGTGGAGCTGCGGGAACAAATCCAGGCTCGTATGTAGGAAATGCTGTTGTAAGACAGTATGGTAAAGAAGGTTCTGTTATCAAGGAGTATGATTTTGTGAATCTCTGGCCTTCTTCTGTTGCTGAGATAGCAGTCGATTGGGATACAACAAACGAGATCGAGACCTTTGATGTGACATTCAAGTACGACTACTACTCTTCAAGGACCACTACCTAATATATTTTTATATAAATATATCTATGGTGGTAAAGGGGCAGGAATCACCTGCTCCTTTTTTGGTATAACAAAAAATACATTTATATGTCTGAAGAGAGAAGAACTATAGTTGAGTCGGTAGGAGACCTTTTTGGTCTTGATATCAAAAGAAAGAAAGAAGTAAAAGAACTTCCGTCATTTGTACCAAAACAAAATGAAGATGGAGCAATGGTCATTGCCCCATCGGGTGTGTATGGGCAGTATATGGATCTTGAGGGTAAGGTAAAGTCTGATTCCGAATTGGTATCACGGTATCGGGAGCTATCCCTTCAGCCCGAGATGGACTTTGCTGTTGGTGATATCATAAATGAGTGTGTTGTTATCGATGATATCAATCCCCCGGTTCATGTTAATATGGATGAAGTTGACTTTTCGGATAAGATAAAAAAGACAATTGAGGAAGAATTCGAAAATGTTATCTCATTACTAAACTTCAACAATAAAGGATATGATATTTTCCGGCAGTGGTATGTTGACGGGAGGTTGTATTATCATGCCATTATTGAAGATGGCAAAGAGAAAGATGGAATCAAAGAACTCCGAAACATCGACCCGCGAAAGATTAGAAAGGTTGTTGAGTTAAAATCAAATGACCGAAAACAAAATCAGACTGCAATGCAGGGCTCTAACGGAGTTCTAAATGCAATCATCAGCGAAACCGATGAATATTACATCTTTAACAGGGTGGGATTTGTGTCCACGAGTACTGCAAGCACATCTGCTGAAGCCCAAGGAATGAAAATCAATCCCGATGCTATTGTTCATACAACTTCTGGCATCATGGACAGCGATAACTCCCTCATTCTGTCCCATCTTCATAAAGCAATCAAGCCGTTCAATCAGCTACGGATGCTTGAAGACGCCACAATAATTTACCATCTCTCACGAGCACCTGAGCGTAGACTGTTCTACATTGACGTTGGTAATCTTCCTACGTCCAAGGCTGAGCAGTATGTTTCTAGCATCATGAGCAAGTACAAGAATAAGATGGTATATGATGCCGTCACGGGTGAAGTTCGAGATGATAAGCGTCATATGTCGATGTTAGAGGACTATTGGATACCACGGAGGGAAGGTGGAAAGGGCACTGAAATCACTACTCTTGGGGGTGGGCAGAATCTCACTGATAACATAGAGTCCGTCGAGTATTTCAAGAAGAAGCTATATAAGGCGCTCAATGTCCCTTATTCAAGACTTGAGTCTGATTCTGCATTTTCGTTTGGTCGGGCCACCGAGGTATCAAGGGACGAAGTTCGTTTTGCGAGATTCATCACAAGACTTCGCTCGAGGTTTAATGATATATTCGATAAAGTTCTTGAAAAACAACTTCTTCTGAAGAACATCGTATCTCAAGAAGATTGGGACAAAATCAAGAAGGATATCAAATACTTATACTCAACAGACTCCTTCTTCTCAGAACTGAAAGATCTTGAGATTGTTCGGGAAAGGTTTGGTCTCCTGAGAGACATCGATGATTACACCACGAACGCAACTGCCCGAGATCAAGGTAAACCTCCCGAGGCTTATATATCAGTCGAGTGGGTTCGCAAGAATATTCTCCAACAGGACGATAATGACATAAAGGATATCAAAAAAAATATCAAGGATGAGATGGGGGATATTGAGGCCGATGCCGCTGATGAACCG